ATGACAGATTTTTAGAAATTGATAGGATAGAAAACGAAGACATACACAACATAGACCCTTGCTAAATTTCATCAGTCTATGTAAAATGTGTCATGGCTTAAATTAACGGTGAGGAACGCAATATGACATGGTGGATTGAAGACCTGGAACCATACGAAGTGTTGAACTATTTAACAGAGTTTTTTGATTATGATCACGCGATCGGTAAACTACGATGGACTGATGACCGTAGCCAATGGGACAAGTTACCTTCATCAATGAAACGTGGTGCACAGCAAGGACAAGTAGCTGGTAATTGTCGCAAGGGTTACGACTATGAATTAAAACTCGGTGGTGAGCTTCACAGAGCGTTACCTGTGATATGGGAACACCAGACTAGCAACTGTAATCGTCGCATCATGACAATCAAACCTGGTGAAACACGATTCAGTATTGATAACATCTGTTTGACACCGACACGAAACAAACGTGGTTCACGTTGTATGCGTGCACCGAAGAGTCGTGCAAAGGGTTTGAACGTGGTGTCATGGTCCTATGAACATAAGAAGTTCACAGTGGTGAAGGTGGACGACCAATACAATAAGACGGTTTTGAGTTATCATGGTAATGTAGATGATGCTTTAGACGCATTAAATGATCCTGAAGTGAGCTTCCTATGAGAAAAATAACATTACTAGATGAATTAAAATTACCACCGAAGAAAGCGAATTTCGTGGTGGAGTATGTGAAAGACTTTGCACCACGTCGTGCTGCTGAAGCATCAGGGTTCGCTGCTGATCATGGTTACAAGCTGCTTGCTGAGAAAGAAGTCAGTGAAGCAATTGAATACATCATCCAGCAACGCCTTGAAACAAACATGATTGATACTGACTGGTTACTGTATGAGATGGTGGACAACCACCGTATCGCACGTCAGCAAGGTAACATCACAGCAAGCAACACTGCACTTAACATGGTGGGTAAACATAAACGTGTTGATGCGTTTGCTGCTGATAAGATAAAGGTCAGCACTGATGCTGATGTGATGGATAGGTTGGTGGCTGCACGTAAGCGGTTAAACCAAGCCGATGAACAAGATGACGTGACGTTCTTCTAATGCTATTCTTTAGATCTAGCTTGCCACTGACAGAATGGACCTGATCAGCACGTCACCCTGTAATTGTTCATCAGTGGCAAGCACCTAATTAAGAGTGCATCTAGTCTTAGCGGATGAACGCTGGCACGTCACCAGTTGATGCACTCAACCTTCATGACGATACTATGGACGATAGTTATGCTTACACAAGATGAATTAAAACAACTCATACATTACAACCCTGATACTGGTGCAGTTACCTGGTTGAAGCGACCTCGTGAACTCTTCAAAACGCAACGGTCATTCAACACGTGGAACACTAGGTTTTCAGGCAAAGTAGCAGGTAACATTGTCAATACTGACGACGGTAAGTGTTACATGCAGATAGGTCTGTTCGGGAAGACAACACAATTACATCGTGTGATATGGGTGTACATGACAGGTGAAGAACCGGACCAAGTTGACCATGAAAACGGAAATGGTACAGACAACAGATGGTCTAATCTTCGTGATGTCGATAACGCTGAGAACGGTAAGAATCAACGATTGAGTTCTAACAATACATCAGGAATATCGGGTGTAAGTTGGTTCAAACCTTTTGGTAAGTGGTATGCTCACATAATGGTGGCTGGTAAAAACATTTCACTGAAGTACCATGACCACATCTTTGAAGCTGCTTGTGCTCGTAAGTCAGCAGAGAATCGATATAAATTCCACAAGAATCACGGGAGTGTAAGACCACTATGAGTCAAGTAGATATTGATTTAGCGGAAGAAGTGAGTAAATTTTATGACGATCCACTTTCGTTTGTAATGTTTGCATTCTCGTGGGGAGAACCCGGAACATCCCTTCACGGCTTCGACGGGCCTGACCGCTGGCAAGTAGACATTCTCAATGCAATCGGTGACGCAGTTAAAGAGCGTAAGTTCAACGGTGTTGATCCTGTTGACCCTGTGCAAGTTGCAGTGTCATCTGGTCATGGTATCGGTAAATCTGCACTGTCTGCATGGCTCATCATGTGGATCATGTCCACCAGACCCAATTCAAAAGGAGTTGTCACAGCGAACACTGGTGACCAGCTCAAAACTAAAACAATGTCAGAAGTATCTAAGTGGCGTGCACGCTGCATTACCGGTCACTGGTTTCAGATGAACGCTATGTCAATTGTACATCGTGCTTACCCTGATTCATGGCGAGTGGATGCACAGACATGTCGTGAAGAGAACAGTGAAGCATTCGCAGGTTTACATGCTGCTGACTCAACACCGTGGTACTTATTCGATGAAGCATCAGCTATACCTGAAAAGATATGGGAAGTTGCCAAAGGTGGTCTAACCGATGGTGAACCTATGCACATCTGCTTCGGTAACCCAACACGTAACAACGGTTCATTCTATGAGTGCTTCAGGAAGAACAGTCACCGGTGGATAACCAAACAGATTGACAGTCGTACTGCTAAGATGACAAACAAACGATTGATTCAGACATGGATTGATGACTTCGGTGAAGACAGTGACTTCGTGAAGGTTCGTGTGCGTGGTATGTTCCCACATGGCGGTGACATGCAGTTCATACCTTCAGATGTTGTCTATGATGCAATGCGTCGTGGTTCAGGTGCTTACCTTGGTGATGACCCGTTGATCTGTGGTATTGATATGGCACGTGGTGGTGACGATAACTGTATGATTGTGTTCCGTCGTGGTAAAGATGCCAAGTCAGAGAAGACTTACAAGATACCCGGTGAGAAGTCACGTGATTCAATGAAGGTTGTGTCACTGCTTACAATGATACTTGATAGACATAAACCTGATGTTAGCTTCATGGATAAGGGGTCAATGGGTGGACCTGTAGCAGATAGAATGCGTCAACTTGGTTACCATGTCATTGATGTCGGTTTCGGTGATAATGCTGCTGATGCTAAACACTTCAAGATGCGTACTGCTGAAATGGGGTCACGTTGTCGTCAGTGGTTGCTTGACGGGGGTGCTATTGTCAACGACCCACAGCTTGAGGTTGAACTGACATCACGTGAGTTCGGTCACAATGATAAAGATCAACTGGTGCTTGAGCGTAAGAAGGACATGAAGAAGCGACTCGGTGTATCACCTGATTGGGCTGATGCGCTATACTTAACATTCGCAGAACCAGTACCAAAACGTGAAGTACCACGTGAACACTTAGACCACAATCCTTATGTTCGTAACAAAGAACGTGGTGACTATAACCCGTTAAGCAGTATGGACTCAGACGACTACATGTAGACTTTAACACGTCTTATGCTATTATCTGATTAATTGCAAATGTCAACAGGAGATTTATTATGTGTGGAGGCTCATCAGCACCGGCTGCACCTGCAGCAGTACCAGAAGCAGCGCAAGCACCTACAACAGCAGATGGTTCAAGTGAAACACAAGCAGACCGTGACAAGCGTCGTCGTGGTGCAGCTAGTGGTCAAGGTAGTAGCACTATCCTTACAGGTTCACGTGGTGTAACTGAAAGCGGTTCAACTGCAACTAAAACGTTGCTAGGACAGTAATCATGTCAACGGGTCGTGCAAACCTCGATGTTACTCAGTATGTGAAGGTAGCTGACTCAGGTGTGTACTTGCTTCTGCAATCACACCGTGACACTGTTCGTGTTGTTTTCAGCGACATCAAACCCGCTAAATCAAATACAACGTTTCATGAACTCGGTGGAAACAATGAACCTTTAAACATCCCGTACACTGAAACCGATGTATGGGTGTTGGCAATGACAGAGTGTTCAGCGTTAACTGTCACTAACTTCGGTTCAGTAGTAACGACAGCATTACCCGGTGCACGAGTCAGAACGTCATCAATGTCACAAGGTGAATATTTCTCAGCAATCGGTAAACGTTTCGTAATTGATTATGATGAAGTTTATGCAGGTAACGAGACTAAATACATACTTTACCAGATGCCACCAGCGTCTTCAGGTTACTTGGTGAAACTGCAAGAACGTCGATTCAAGTCACGTGATGCTGCTGCTGAGATTGAAATATTGTGGGACTCAACAGGGTTCACACCAGGTACACCGTTACCATCTTTCAATGAGAACCGTAACTTTGAGAGTGATACAGGGTTGATGATTGTAAGTGTCATTGCGCCACCGACGACTGAAGGTACAGTGAGAGAACCTGACTTCGTGACTCAGAGTGGT